GGAAGGCGAAGAGCCATACGAGCTGCCGGGGACGCAGCCCGCGCCCGGCCCGGCCGACCTGCCCAACCAGCCTCTGACCGCAGCTAAGGCCGCGTGTTTCGTGCCGAAGGAGATCGGGTTACCAGCCATGACCCCCACACGGCCGAACGCGCCAGCGTGCTGCGGCAAATGCCAGTCCGGTGCCATGGAAGCACACTGCCCGAGCCCGACCTGCACTTGGGTCCAATGCCTGTCATGCAAGACCGTGACCGCCCACACTCCAGCCGGGATCAACACCATCCCCGGACGCCTCCCGTAAGGAGATCGGAAGCGCCATGGCCCACGCCGATGCGCTCGTCGTACCAATCCCCGCCGACCCCCGTGACCTGATCAAAACAGCACGGGTGATCGCGAAGCACATGACCGCGCTCGCCGACGCCCTGGAGAAGGTTGCGGCGGCTGCGGACGAGAGCCGGGAGGCAGCCGAGCAGCTCACCGCCTCCCAGGCCGTGCCGTTCAAACCGACATCACAGGTCGTCGGCGAGACCGGCGGTGCACCGGCCGACCTCACGTTCCGGCCGCTGAACTCGACGCGACTGGACGGCAGCGATGACCTCGGCTGAGCCGGAACGGTTCCACGTGGAGTGGACCGACGAATGCCGCGGCGAGCTCACCATCGGCGGCCACCTCCTGCCGTACAGCGCGCTCACCATCGACCACACGGCCGATCAGGGTCCGCAACTCACGGTGACGCTGCCTCTCGACGTCTGCGGCGGCACGATCGTCGTGGACGCCAAGGTGGCGTTCTGCGAGGCGACCCGCACGGCGCTGATCGCGATGGGCTGGACACCGCCCGGGGAAGCAGCCTGTGAGCACGCCGAGTGGCTGTGCCCGGCCTGCCGCACGGTCTACCCGATCCATCCGCACGACCGATTCGTCAAGGTGTGCCGTGGCTGCGGCGCAGACATGCACCTGTCCAGCCCGAACCGGCGTGAGATCGAGCGGCTGCGCGCTGAACTGGCTCTCGCGGAACGCCAGGCCGCAGACGACCGGGCCGCGCTGCAGCGGCAGGAGCTGATCGACGCGGGCTGGACGCCACCAGGAGAAGTGCCGGCCGACCACGTCGTAGCTGTTGCCCTGCTCACGCACGATTTCACCGAGCGGCCGGGGGAGCTGCTCCTGACGCTGGCCGACGGACGCCAGTACAACTACCCGGTAGCTCAGGACAGCGGCTGGGGTATCGGCGGGTCTCCTAGGCACAAGGGACGGCAATTCGACCTTGGCCCACGGCACCAGGTGGACGAAACGGCACCGAGCGTCGTGGCCGTCGAGAATATCGCCGGCCGCGACGATCTCGAATGGCACGCGTGCCCGCTTACCGGAGCCACCGTCGTTCTGGACCAAATCACCGGAGATCCGGCCGAGCTGAACTTGCACCTTCCGGACGGAACTCGGGTGGTCTACCCGGTCACCCGGTCCGGCCTGCACACAGTGCGACCACAGGACCGGCACTTCGAGGTCGGCCCACCGACGGTGATACCGGGCCTGCGCCCATGAGCGCTCGCCGTCGCACGCTGGCTGTCCGCCACACTCTGGCGTGGGTGCTGGCCAACGTCGCAGAGTTTGACCGCAGGCACCTCCACAGCACGCTGCGGTGGCTGTTCGGCCAGCGTCCCCTCCAGACCCGGACCACCCGGCCGACACGCCGCATCTTCACCGCCATCCCGGTCGCCGCCTGGGTGGCATTCCTGACGCTCACCTGGGTGGCCACCCCCACGGCGTACAAGGCGCCTGGCACGAACCGGGTCTGCTCACAGCCGCCGACCGCGCTCCTGAACGACCTTCAGTGGCTCGGGGTTTCGATGCTGCTCACCCTGGCCGCCTGGATCATTGCGAGCTTCGTGTTCGGGTTCCGCCGTGGGCTGCGTCAGGCACGGGAACCGCGGCGGCTGGTGGCGGTGTCGCTGGTGCACGAGTACAGCGACGGCACGGCCCGCAGGCGTCCGCTCGGCCCGAACGTCACGATCACCTCGGGCCGCTCGGGAGCGATGGAACTGCTGGAACCGCCCAGCGTCAAGGAGTACTGGCCTTGATCCCAATGTGCCGCCCCTGCTCTCGGGATGATTGCGACGGCTGCGAGGTCATCGGCTGCGCCTGCCGCCACGGCGAGGACGGAGACACGGTTGCTGGCAGCCGGTTCAACGGCCCTCGCGGTCCTGGCGCTGGCGTCGATGTGGCTGCTGGCCCGGAAGCATCCGGCCGGGTGGCTGATCGCGATCGCCGCCCAAGCCTTGTGGGTGCCCTACGACGTGGCCACCAGCCAGTTCGGGTTCCTGCTGATCACGCTGGTGTCGGTGCCGGTGTACGTCCGCGGCTGGCGTTCGTTCCAGGCTGACCGCCGAACCAGGCTTGCGGCCGAGTCGCAGGGAAGAGCAGGAAGTCCGGTGACAGCCGGACCCCGGCAGCACCACCCTTCGAGTGGTCACGTCCCGGGACATGGGGAAGCGATAAAGAGCGACTGACCCCGCCTGCCGCCGCCCGATCAATCCCCCTTCGTCTAACAGGCAGGACACCGGGTTCTGGACCCGACGATCGTGGTTCGAATCCACGGGGGGGAGCACGCTCACCCCCCGCATTCTCCCTCAGCGTTCAGGGCCGCCAAGGCCTGGCGTGCGGTGTGATGCCGGTAGACGGACGGGTCCGGAATGTCGTACCCCCACCGGCCGCCCGCATAGGTGAAGCTCGCCTGCTCACTGCTGATCGACGCCGCGGCACCGGCCAGCGAAACAGTCACTACCGCGGTCGTGCCAGACACGAGTGGGTGGGTGACCTTGTAGGACAGGCCCGCGCTCTCCCGCTTACACCCCTCGTGCACTGCGACCCATGTCCGCTCGCTGACGATGGCGTGGCTGGCCCGGGCCAGCAGCGGGTAAGTGGCCGCGTACTGGCTAGCCCCGTAAAAGCTGAAGTAGGTCACCGCGGCAGCTTTGGCACCGGCCGGTGTCTGCGGGCTCACGCTCACCGTCGGCGTGGACGGGCTGGCCGCGCTGGTTGCTGCGGCAGGATCGGCGGGCGCTGCGGCGGGATGGCTGCACGCGGCGACGGTCAGTAAGGCTGCTGCGGCTACGGCCGCGATAGGGATCTTCCTCATGGCGTCTAAGACGCGCGGACGGCCTTCCTGGTTGACCGGGCACCCGATGCCGAGGGGGCCGTGCTGGTGGCGAGCCCGTGTTCGCTGTACATGGACCGGCCGCTCGGCGGCACGGTCGAGCCCGGTGACTGGATCGCCACCCAGGCCGGTGCCCGCTACCTGGTCGTCACATCCCGCCGGATGCAGCGCCGCGACCCAGCCGCCTGCCCGCGCTACGCCCTGACCTGCGAACGCATGCCGCGCGGTTGCGACCTCCCCGAAGACGTCGTCTGCCGCTGGCTCCGCTGGTACCCGCGTAAGAGGCGATAGGAGCGCACGTGACCAACGTGCATGAGGCGACCCAGCAGCCGGACTACACCGGCTCGTGCATGATCGCCCTCTACCCGCCATCCACGCTGGCGGACACGCTGGCCACCGACGACGGACCCGACCCGGGCTCCCTCCACCTCACCATCGCTTACGTCGGCCCATCCGGCGAAGTGGACAAGGCTGCACTCAACCGGGTCGCCGCTGCCCTCGCCGCCCGCAGCCCCATCACCGCGCTGCTGTCCGGCCACGGCCGGTTCACCGGCGCCGAAGACCTCGACTGTGTCGTCGCGCTCCTGTCCTCCCCGCGGCTTGACGACCTGCGCCGTGACACCGAGGATCTGCTCGCGGCTGAGAGGCTGTCGATCCGGTCGGCGTACGGGTTCTGCCCCCACATCGCCATCGAATACGTCTCCACCTGGGCGCCGAGTCCAGTGCAGCGGATCGCCGCCCTCCCGGTCGAATTCGGCGCCGTATCGGCCGTGCACGGGCAGGACCGTACCGACTACGCGTTCACCCCGACGCTGGCCGACGCCGCCGCCGAGGCGTACATGACCGGCTGGGCCCTATCTGGCGGCCCGGCCAGCGAAACCCTCAGCCACGGCTGCCACACCGCCGTCACGGCCGCACTGGAGCAGGCGGCCAACCCGCGGCTGCTCGAGGTCGTGCTCGAGGTCGGGAAGACGGACGGCACCTGGGCGCGAGTACTCCAACGCCGCGACGACCTCATCCGGCACCACGTCGCCGAGGTCGAAGCCGTCTGGCGGCGGGCGTGCAAGAACCTGGATCGCGGGCGGCTGGTCCGGTCGTTCCGTGGCCTGACCGGGATGACCCGCGAATCCGCACAGTCCGACGAGGCCCGCGCCCAGGCCAAGATGCTCGCGGCCGGGATGCTCGGCGGCATCCGCTACGGCGACGACCACGAGGCCCTGATCACGGCGATCGAGGAAGCACTCGCGGCCGCCATCGCCGAAGGTAAAACCGGTGTGCTCGCGGCCGCGGCGGCCGAAGGCGCCCACGACGGGTTCATCTGGGCGGCCGCGTTCGAGCACATGTACGAGCCGCTGACCCACCTGGAAAACCTGCCCGGCATGGCCGACCCGTGGGTCGAAGCGCTGATCAGCGGTAACGCAGCCGACATCGGGCAGCGTCTCGCGTCGCTCGCAGCGAACGGCGGCACGTACCAGGAGATGGTCGATGCCGTCGAAGAGCTGACCACCGGCGACAGTATCCGCGCCGTCATCACCCTGATCGACTACGCCATGTCCGGGTCGGCGAACCAGGGCGCGCTGAACCTGTACGCCGCCGAAGGCATCGAGGCGTACGACGTGATGACCGCCGGCGACGCCCGCGTCTGCCCGGCCTGCGATCAAGCGCAGGACGACAACCCGCACACCCTGCTGCCCGGCCAGATACCGATCGTGCCCGCGCATCCGCTGTGCCGGTGTTGTGTGGCTGCGTCGCAGCGGGCGTTGCCGTTCTCCGCGTTCAGCCAATTCCTGAAGGCCGCTGCCTAGCCGCAAACCCTCTCGCGCGGGATGCGCTCGTAGAGGTAGCCGATCGGCTGGCGGGTCACGCACCACTGACCGGCGTGACCGATGGCGTGCGTGTGCCAGCCGTGATCGGCGCGCCATTCGGTCTGTCGGCGGTGCGTCGTCGAGCGGCCCCCGCGCCTGCCGCCGATCATCATGGCCTCGCTCATCTCGACCAACCGTGAGTCGCTGACCACCAGAATCTCGACGCCGTCCCATTCCAGCCGCTCGTCGCTGCTCAGCCGGTAGCTGCCGTCGCTCACCAACGGCTCCTCGATGAGGTCATCCAAGCCGACGAACTCGGTCGGTTGCTCCGGCCTAGTAAACCCATGGATCAGGCAGAAGGCCGGGTTGCTGTGGCCGCCGACCTGAATGCAGCCACATGCCGACGGTTCGTCCATCCCCCCAGTCTGCCAGGAGGTCACCGTGGGCAACCTGCAGCCACGCTCCAAGCTCCTCTGGTCCCTCGCCGCCTCCGGCCTCGGTACGACTCTCAGCGCGGCCGGGAACTCTGGCAGTTGGGACGGCACGCTGCCTGGCTGGCCGCCGTCTGCCGACGCTGAAACCCCGGTGGACTTGCGGGAGATCACAGACGTCGTACTCATGGTCACCGTCGCCGGGGTTACCGGCTCCCCGGCGTTCACGGTCAACCTCGACCTGTACGACAACCTGGGCAACCTGTTCCCCGCGGTCCTGTCGACCGCAGCCCTGTCGGCGGCCGGGTCGAAGACGGTCACCGGCGGCCTGCACGGCGGCTCCGCGAGCACGTACCTCGTGCTTCCCGACTGGGGGCGGGTGTCCTGGTCGATCACGAACAGCACGTCGGTGTCGGGCGCTCAGATCGCCCTGTACGGCCGCTGAGCATCCTGCCCCGCTTCTCACCATCCACCGGACCCGAAAGGGGCGCTCCGCCATGCGAGCACCACTCACCTTCAACACCGACACCGACTCCGCCGGAAACTCGATCTACGCCGAGAAGACCGCAGCGATCGTGACCGGTGCCGCCACCGTCGCCGTCAAGAACGCGCCCGGCCGCGTCATCAACGCGCTGGTCACCGCGGCGGGCACTGGCGGCGACAACGCCACCATCACCGACGGGGCCAGCGGCACCATCCTGGCCGTGATTCTGGGCAGCGCCGCCGTGGGCACGCAGATCACGATCCAGATGCCTGCGGCGAACAGCATCGTCGTGGTCAACGTGGCCAGCGGTCCGGCGTTCACCCTCGGCTACAACTAGCCCCCGGCCACCGCCCCTGTCCACCCGGCTAGCCGAGGGAGTTGCGCCCATGGCCGGAGTCATCGCCACAGTCGGCGGGGTTGCGCTGAAACCAGGCGTCAGCCTGAATCAGCGCTGGTACACCGCCGACATGATCGCCGCGTCAGTCAAGGAAGCGCAGACGCGGATCGGCTCCGGCCAGGGAATCGCGCTCACCGACCGGCAGTATCCGCTGGCCCAGCTCACCCACCACGGCGCCGGAGACGACTCGGTCCAGATCGTCGGCCGGCTCACCTCCATGTCGCTCGACGAGACCGGCGCGGCCAGGTTCACCGCCGACATCGCCGACACCGAAGCCGGCCAGACCATCGCCAAGCTGCTCGACACCAGCGACGGGCAGCCCGCGTTCCTGGACGGCGTGTCGATCCGCGGGTACTGGAAGGGCACCGTCCGCAAGGTCAAAGGCCCCGAAGGCGCCCAGGTCGAGACCGCCGACGGCATCGAGCTGGACGGCCTGGACTACACCAAGTCACCTGGCGTCACTGGCGCCGGGGTGGACACGTTCGCGTGGGTGGACCGTGCCGGCCGGACCGAAACGACCGAGCGGGTCGCCATCACAGAGAGCGTTCAGGAGGCACGGGTGACCATCACCGAGGGAGCCACCCCAGAAACCACGGCACCGGCACCGGCTGAAGTTCGGGCGATGCTGGAGGCGCTGTACCCGGTCCCGGGGCACGTCCTTGAGGACGGCATCTGCGTCACCTGCCCGGCCGAGACTGTGGCCGAAGCCGGACAGCCGATGTCGAAGCGGAAGGCGGGCATCAGCGGCCCCGGCGGCCCGTACGCCGACCCCGGTTACCAGACGGACGGGAAGCAGCGTTACCAGCTCGACACGAAGGCGCACGCCGTCGCAGCCTGGCGGTTCATCAACCGGGCCAAGAACGCTAAGGCGTACTCGTCGATCCGGCTCAAGCGGATCAAGGGCCGGATCGTCAAGGCGCTGAAGAAGTTCGGCGTCACCCCGTCGGCCAGCGAAACCCGCGGCTGGACGGTCACCGCCCCGGTGCAGCTTTCCGAGAGCGTCCAGGAGTGGATGAGCCCGGAGCAGGACGCGGCACGGTCCGGGTCGTGGAGCGTCAGCGCCAGCAACGGCCCGGTCAACCTCTACATGTCGTCGTACTGCATGGACCCGGCCGACCTGAAAGCGATCCTCGCCGCCGCTGCGGTCGCAGCAGGTGACGCGCTGGCATCGCTCGACCCGGACATGGACGGCGACGTAGACGTCCCCGGTGTCGGTAACAACAGCGATCCGGACGATGACGCCCACGAAACAGCCCACGGCGACGACCCCGACGAGACCGCCCCCCCAGAGGGGGGCACAGACCCGGCATCCACCCCGGCTGCCGCGACCGAACAGGAGGACCCCGCCATGGGCGGAACCACCCCACCGGCGGCCGGGACGACCCCGGCAGCCGAGAACAGCAATGTGGCCGCCGGTGTTGACCCGGACCTGTACCAGAGGCTCCTGGCCAAGGAGACGAAGCGGCTGGCCAAGAAGGCAGCCCGTGAAGCCGCCACTGCCGGTGCCCCCGCCGCAGTTCCGGCGGCGGAGACCGCGCCCGCGGGAACCCCGGCCCCGGCCGCCGCGGCCCCAGCTGCTCAGCCGGCCGCTGGCACCCCGGCGCAGGAAACCCAGGAGCAGCGGATGGCCCGCCTGTCCGCGCTGGCCGACGCCAAGATCGCCGAGGCTGCCGCCCGGGAGGGCCTGACCGCTGCGGAGACCGACGAGCAGGTCATGGCACGTCTGCTGGAGGAGCGGCTCGTGCCGCTGCGGCAGGCCCAGGCCGAGAACGGCGGTGTCACCCGCAGGGGCCTGGCCGCCGGGCCTGACCCGTCGGCGCTGGAGGCCGCAGCGACCGGGAAGAACCTCCAGGAAGCCACGAACGTGGACCTGGCCAAGACCGCGGCAGCGGCGTTCGGCCCCGGCGCGCGTCGCGCCTGAACCCCCGTACTACCCGTTTAACCAGCACGCCCTTTGACCGCCAGCGGCTAGCCCGCGGGTGCCCCTTTCTCGGCGGAGACGGTCACAAAGCCCCGGCCACGGCTGGGGCTTTCGCATTCCCCCACCTCTCCCACCTGAAAGGGACACCCGCATGTCCAGTGAGCTTCGCGAGGCGCTGACCGCCGCTGGCGCAGCCCCGTTCGTACCCAAGATCATCGACTCTGTGCTGGTCGAATACCAGCGCCGGTTCGCCCCCTGGTGCCGGTCGATCAGTACCCGAAAGTGGAACTCGACGACCTACTACTGGAACACCAGGCAGGTCGTCGTGCAGGGCGGTGCTGTGCCCGACGGCGGCGCCCGGCCGGTCTCCACCTCCGTGTACGCGCAGAACGAGTTCCAGATGGCCCACATCCAGGCTGTCGGCTCGGTCACCGGCTACGCGCAGGAAGTCACGCAGGACGTCATCGACGACCTGAGGGCAACTGAAATCAATGGCGCGATCAAGGGCTACTACTGGGACGTCGAGACGTTCTGCGGCTGGGGCAACGCCGCCAGCACGGCGAACGGCGCGCAGCCCCAGTTCGACGGTCTCGACACCCAGATCCAGCAGTTCTCGCAGGGCGGCAGCCAGAACGTCATCGACTACGCCGGCCGGTCGCTGTCTCTGGCGACTCTGGACGAGCTGATCGACATGGTGTCCGGCAACGCCGCCGAGCCCGTCGCCGACTCCTCGTGGATGTTCGTCATGTCCACCACGGCCGAGGCGAAGATCGGCCAGTTGCTGGTCAACCAGCAGCGGTTCAACGAGGTGGAGGTCGAAGCCGGCCTGATCGTCTCCACCTACAAGAAGGTGCCGCTCGTCCCGTCCTCGTTCCTGTCCACCCGCGGCTACTCGATGGGGGCGGTCACCGCCGCCACCTCCGGGTCCAACGGTCAACTGCCGGCCTCCAGCACCTACAAGTACATGATCTCCCCGATCATCGCCCGCCAGGGTGAAATCCTGCCGTCGCAGGAGGTGTCGCAGACCACCGGTTCCGGTGGGAACTTGAACACCATCACTCTGTCGTTCACCCCGCCGACGGGGCAGGACACCGGTGCCGCGCAGCTGTACAAGGTGTGGCGCACCGCCGCGGGTGGCGCGGCCGGCACGGAGACGCTGCTCGGCTACGTGGACTCCACCGTCGGCACCGCCGCTGACGGCGTGACCCAGATCGTCACCAACCAGATCGTGGACACGGGGGCGGCGCTGGTGCCGCAGCAGTCCTCGGGCAGCGTCGTCCCGAACGTGCTGCCGACCGCCTACATCGGCGGCAACACGGCCATGCAGCCGCCCGGCGCGGGCCAGGAGAACATCTACCTGATGTCTCGCGACCCGGGCAACATCGTGCGCCCGTTCGTGCGTGAGGCGAGGCCACTGGATGTCTACCCGACGTCATCCAGCCCCGACAGCCTGCCGTTCGCGATCATGGGCGACTGCTGCCTGGCCGTCCGCACGCCGAAGTTCGTAGGCCGGGCGTACCGCCTCGGGGTCAACGTCTGACCCGGGCCACCTAGCACCGTCCGGCATCCCGGGGAGCGTGGGCCCTGGGATGCCGGACGGCCATCATCCTCCACCCGACAGCAACCCGGCACGGGAGACATCATGCTGCTTCGCAAGGCCCAGGGCGGTTCCACGCTCAACTACAAGGCCGTCGCCTACACGTGGGAAAACGACGGCGACACCGTCGAGGTCCCCTACGAGTTCGGCCTGGAGCTGCTCGCGATCCAGGGAGGCGACTTCACCGACGTCATGGACGAACCGGACGAGCCTGAGAGCAAGGACGACGACACAGGCGGGGACGACGGCAAGACGGTGACCGAACCCGCGCCGGCGTCGAAGAGCACTGTCACCGAGCCTGGCCGGGGTGCTCGCGGCGGCCGGCGCGGGGGCACCGCCGGCAAGACCGTCACCGAGTAGGCGGCACACCCCTCGTGGAGGTGCCCCGCTGCCTGCACTGCCTCGACGACGGGCACGTTTGCGAGGACCACCCGGCCTACCCGTGGGGCATCACCGTAGAGGGCCACGACGGCAACTGCGGCGCCGCAGGGATGCCTTGCCCGGCGTGCTGCTCGCCGATCCCAGAGGACGGGACGCACTCCATTGCCGAGGCGTTCACGCCTGACTACCTGCGGGGGGAGGGCAGCCGTGTCTGACCTGCCGCCGCTGCTGTGCAACCCCGCCCAGTTCCAGTCCGGGCCGCTTGGGGACTTGGTCAAGGACTACGACGAGGGCACGCTGGTGGACGTGCTCGCCGAGTCCACCCGCATGTGCGAAGACGACTGCGGCGGCCGGCGGCTGGTCCCGTTCACGATCACCGAAACGCAGCGGGCCTCGGCCATGGACCCGGACGAGTACTCCGACGGCGCCAACATGCCCATGAGCCTTCAGGGCACCCTCGGATGGTCGCAGGCCGAGGCGCTGAACGCGACCAACCTGGTCCGGCACGTGTGGATAGACCAGTTCCCCGGCAAGCGGTACCCCGACATGTGGCAGTACAGCAACACCACCGTCCAGGTGATCTTGTCGTACGGCGGGACACCGATGCGGGCGAACATCCTCGACGGCCCCGACAACCGCGGCCACATCTGGTTCACCCTCGGCCAGTTCATCCCCATCGGCTCCAGGCTGCGGGTCACCTACTCCGGCGGCTACAACCCGATCCCACGCGGCCTGGTCCGGGCGGCCAAATACATGGCCGCCTACATCGTGCTCCGGGACCTGAACCCCGAGGACGCCACCCACGACCCAGACCAGATGCACGTGGACGCCATGCTGGCCCTGGCTCCGTGGCAGCAGGACGACGACTAGCCCGTGAAGAAAGCAGCCACCTCCGGGACGTCATCCGGGTCGGTATCCGGCCCGACGCTCACACCAGCGCAACGCCGCGCCCGAGACCTGGCCAAGGCCAAGGAATACCTGAACCGGGCGGCCGGATACCGGGAGGTCGCGGCCGGGGAGCGGAAGCTCGGGCACAAGGCCACCGCGAGCCGGGACATGAAGAAAGCGATCAAGGACGCCGGGAAAGCGGCCAAGTACAAGCTGAAGGCCGCCCAGGTCGGCTACGCGCGGCCGGTCGACCATCACCGCGGCGCGTGGGTCATGGGCGGCAACGACCGGTTCCCGGCGTGCGCCGCGGCCGCGGCGGCGAACTCGCTGCTCGCCGTCACCGGCCACCGGGTCACCGACGACGACGTTCTTGCCCTGCACCTGGCCGCCGGCGCCGACCCGGACACGGCGCGGCTGCTCGGCAACGTCTTCCATGAACTCCTGACCGGCGGCTTGGGCGGAATCCGGCCCCGCGCGGTCAGGCCTATACCCGCGGCCGAGGCACGAGTCGGCGCAGTCGTGGCGGTGCGCGCCCCCGGCTGGCCCCTGCAGCACGCCGTCACCATCACCTCCGGCGGCGTGGCCACGTGGGGCGCCCTCGGGCCGGCCGAGCTGCTTGAGCACGCCGTCGGCGCGTGGGCGATCGACTGGTGAGGAGACGCTGTTGACAACCCCATCCTGGGCACCCAACCCGCCGATCACTTCGGACGCGGTCGCTCGTGAGGCCGCGTGGCTGGCCACGGCGACCGACAGCCTGCCCGCGCTGCTCACCTCGGCAGGCGGCCCGTTCGATGTCGTCCAGGCGTATTGGCCGGGTGCGAGGTTCGCCAGTCAGAAGACCAGCGTCTACGTGCAGCGGGCCAGGATCACCGACCCGAAAGTCGCGGCCCAGCGGATCCGGCCTCAGTACCCGTTCCAGCTCAAGGTCGTCTGGCCGGTCCGCGTGACGACTGCCGGGATCGCTGAGACCGAAGCTCAGAACTTCGACTACGCGCTTGAGCTGCTGCGGCAGCGGATCGAGGACGTGGTCGGGGACAAGACCCACGGGGGCCGGTTCCTGAGCGTCGCCCAGGTGCCGGAGTCGCAGCCGGTCACATTCGACCTCGACGATCCGGAGACCACGATCCAGCAGCAGAAGGCGCTCCGCTGCCGTGTGACCTACTTCGCCGACGACTTCGAGTTCAACGGCTAGCCACAGGGGCCTGAGCGCGAGTGGTGGCCACAGACCCACTGGCCGTGGTCTAGCCACCAGCCGTTCATCACCAGCAGGGCAGCCGCCCGGCGATCGACCGCCACGGCCATGTCCAGGTGGTGGACGTCCACGTTCTGGCCCACCGGGAAGACCAGCGCCGACATGCATCCCCTGGTGATCGCCGCGCACTGAAGCCGCGCTGTCAGTTCTCGCGCCCCGTCGCTCACCTGTTCCATTCCTCCACCGTAACCCGCCCGGGAGGCGTTCATGCGGCTGCGCAACGACAGCGGCTACCCGCTCAACTCGCCCGACCTCGGCCGTGTAATCCTGCCCGGCCCGGACGTGTTCGAGTCACCGGTCTACATCACCGGCTGCACCAACCTCGACGCGCCCAAGGAGGTGCCGGCCGACTCCGAGGGGGGCGCTGGCACGGACCAGGGCGACGACCTGGTGGGCGACGAGGACGACAACCCGAGCCCAGGCATGCAAGAGGCGGCAAACGCGTCGGCCGCCACCGAGGGCGTGCCGACACCCGAGGACGAAGCCCGCGAGCACGCCGGTGAGCACGTACCCGTCACGCCGGCCCGCAAGACCGCGGCCCGGACCGGCCGCAGCAAGGGGGACCAGGCATGACATACCTGTCCAGGCTCGCCAAGCTCGGCGGCGCCAAGGAAACCAGCCAGTACACCTACCTCGCGCCGACCTTCAGCATCCCATTCAACTCGGCGCAGTACACCAACAACATCGCCCCACTGCGGGACGAGTCGTTCCGCGCCAACGACGCCGTACTCCAGGGCCTGCAGCAGGGTCCCCGGACCACCGACTGGGAAATCGGCACCAACGCCTACGCGGACATCATCGGCAACTGGTTCCGGGCGATCATCGGCCCGGACACGGTAACCGCCGGGGTGTCCACCACCCTGGCGGCCAACTCGGTGATCAACGCCTCGACGGTCTCACTGACTGCCACAGTGACCGCGAACTCGGGGCTGCAGATCTCCGACTCCGCCGGCGCGAACCTGGAGTACGTCCAGATCTCCACCGTCACCGGGTCCGGGCCCTACACGGCCACGATCGCTGTCGGTGGTGGCACCGGCGGGAACACGACCCGGTTCGCGCACACCGCCGCCGGTGGGTCAGTGGTGTCGCAGACGACCCACCTGTTCCAGCAGAACCGGACCTTCTCCACGGTCTGGCCGACCTACTCGTTCACCACGGACACCGGGCCGACCGGTGACCAGCTCGGCTGGCCGGGCAACGTGGCCAGCGAGGTCGCGATCAAGATCGACCCGAAGAACTTCGTCACCGTCTCGCCGAAGTTCACCGGCATGCCCGCGCAGGCCGAGTCCACGTTCGCCTACGCGGCGTCGTCGGCACAGGCAGTCGTCGGCTGGGCGTGGACCCTGACCAACGGGGCGGCGTCCTCCACCCGCGGCCTGACCATGGATTTCACCCTCAAGCGTGCCGTCGAAGCGATCGCCGCATCCGACGGCCTCCAGGCCCCGCGGGAAATCTTCCCCGGCGCGCTGGAGGCCGAGGGCTCGTACAAGGCGATTTTCGAGAACGAACTCGACATGAACCTGTACGAGCAGTACTTGCAGGAGCCGACAGTTCACACGCTGACCCAGCCGGTCACGTTGGGCGGCGCCGTCCTCAAGATCACCATGTCGCAGTCCGGGTACCCCACCGGCAAGCGGGACCTCGGCCAGCAGTACGTGCAGGCCAGCTACGACGTGTCCGGCATCGCCAACGCCACCGACTCCACCCTCGGCGGCGTCGCCCAGGTGTCCCTTCAGAACTTCGTCACGACCTCGTACTAGGCCGCCGGCGATCCGTTCCACCCCCCCCATCCAGAAAGGCGGCCTCCACGTGGGCGGCTACAGCAAGCGCGTCATCCGGATCGACTTCCCCGACCTCACCGACACCCCGGAGGACGACATCTGGGTGGCGATCAGGAACCCGCGGCTCGTGCCCCCGCACGAACTCGTTCCCGACGACGCGACCCCGATCACGGCGGACGGGCAGGCGGCGGACGCCAAGGCCGCGACCGTCGCGATGCACGCTATGTTCGCCCGGCTGATCGTCGGCTGGCGCGCCTATGACGCCTCCACACCGATCCAGCTCAACGCGGTCGGGGAAGACATCACCCCGCAGACGCTGCTGCCGCACGGCTCAGGCGACTTCAACGCCGACAACGTCTCCCGGTTGCCGATGGAGATCATCAACGCGATCGGCCGGGAGGTCAAGGAGGCGTCAAACCCTCAGTAGCCCCCGGCGACCCGTACTTCGAGGACGTCTACAGCATCGCCGGATCGATCTACGACGGCACCTGGACTGGCCTAGGCGGGGACGCCCCGGCCGAGCTCGCCGACTTCGAGGTGATGCTGCAGATGCACTGGTCCTGGGACGAACTGCAGGCCACTCCCATGTATGTGCGCCGGTACTGCGCCGACTTCCTGCTCATGCGGAATGAGGCGCGGGCCCGGGCGGTGGCGCCGGGGAGGAAGTGACCGGGGATGGCGATCCCGCTGGAGCCGGGGGTGTTCGAACGCGGGTTCGCTGCCGTCGCGGCCGAGGCGCAGGCCCGGTCGCGCAAGAGTGTCCAGCTCATGACCAACGCCCTCGAAACCCAGGCGAAGATTAACGCGTCGAACGGGGCGCACTCGGTCAACACCCCCACCCCGGCCGCCGAGGGAACCGGCCCCGCAGTGGTGTCGGGGACGCTACGGCGCACCATCTCGCACACACCCACGGTGGCGATCGCCGGCGGCTGGTCGGCCATGGTGGGCATGGTGCCTGGGTTCTGGCCGCCGTACGCCTTCCCGAAGCGGCACTACAAGCCGCATCCGCTGCCCCCGGCTGACTCGGCCCGGTATGCCTACTACCTGGAGTTTGACGATTGGGGGCGCACCTACCCGTTCATGGGCCCGGCTCGTGACTTCGTCGAACTGGTCGCCGGGCCCGTGATCTTGCGGGAGCTATTCGGCGCCCCGTGGCCCGCTTTCGGCTGACCTTCTGGACCCGGGGCGGGGGTGAGCACCCGTGCCTGATGGCGGCCTGGCTGACCTGTACGTCGCTCTCAGCCTCCAAAATGCCCAGTTCATGTCCGGGCTGGAGGAGTCCGGCAGCGCGGGCGAGGACTTCACCCGCACGCTGCTGGAAGGGCTGCAGTCGGTATCGGACGCGTTCGGGGAACTGGCCGGCAACGCAGAGCGGGGCACCGAATCCGAGGGTGCCTTCGGCGAAGGCGCAACCACCGCCGCGGACGCCTGCAAGGGCCTGGCCGAGTCCGCTACCGCCGCGGGGGATGCGGTCGGTGGAGCCACCGACGCGATCAGCGGCGGCGCCAAAACCGCCACCGACGCCGTAACCGGGCTGGCCGACGGGGCCAAGGCCGCCACCGAGGCCACCGAGGGCCTGACCAGTTCCACGACCGGCCTGTCGGACGGTCTCAAAGGCGTTGGTGATTCGGCGGCGTTCGAGCGGGACATGCTCGCGGGCCTCGCCGAGGCCGACAAGGCCCTCGCAGAGGCCTCCGCCGCGGCAACCGAGGCCCTCGGGACTGAGGCGCGGGCCATGGCCACGCTGCGAGACGTCTCCGGCGAGACAGCCGAGGTAGCCGACGCATCCAGCGTCAAGGTGCTCAAGTCGGAAGAGGCTGCGGCGGGCGGTGCGTCAGGGCTGGCCGGCCACTTCAAGCTGCTCGGCATCGCTGCTCTGGCCGGGGCGGCGATCAGCGTCAAGATGGCTGGCGACTGGCAGGCGTCGATGACCCGGCTGGTCACCTCCGCCGGGGAGACCCGCAAGAACATCGGCATGGTGTCAACAGGCCTGCAGCAGATGGCCATCGACACCGCCACCTCCGCCAACCAGCTCGCCGCCGGCATGTACTACGTCGAGTCCGCCGGGTTCCACGGTGCGGACGGCCTCGAGGTGATGCGCGCCGCCGCGGAGGGCGCGAAGGCCGAGAACGCGGACCTGACCACTGTCGCCGACGCGGTGACGTCCGCGCTGAACTCCTACGGGCTCGGTGCGAAGCACGCCACTGCCGTCACCGACGAAATGGTCACCGCCGTCGGCCGCGGCAAGATGACCATGCAAGACCTGGCCTCCAGCATCTCCACAGTGCTGCCGGTCGCGGCCAAGGCCCACATCAGCCTCGCGCAGGTCACCGGCGCGATCGCGACCATGACGAGCCAGGGCATGTCCGCGCAGCAGGCCAGCCTGGACCTGCGGCACGCGATCATGAGCCTGCAGAACCCGACCTCTGTGCAGTCGCAGGAGATGGGCCAGCTCGGCCTCAACTCGATCGACGTCGCCAAGAACATCGGCAAGCAGGGCCTGACCGGCACGATCCAGGAGCTTGAGGAGGCAATCCTCAAGCAGATGGGGCCGGCCGGGACGGTCCTGCTCAAGTCGTTCAACCAGTCCAAGCTCGCCGCCCAGTCCGCCGACGAGATGATCAAGGCGATGCCGCCGTCGCTGGCGAAACTGGCGACCGCCTACCAGCAGGGCAAGATCAGCGCCCAGCAGTGGCAGCAGATCATCTACAAGGGCAGCGAGTCCGCGGCGGCGAAGAACCTGCTGCAGCAGTTCTCCACCACCGAGAACGCGGCGCACGGGTTCAACGAGCAGCTCAAGGCCGGCGGCTCCGACGCGCAGACGTTCAACGCGGCCCTGGCCAAGATGATGGGCGGCGTCACCGGCGCCCAGGTGGCGCTGATGGTCGGCGGCGCGCACGCCAAGGTGTTCTCCGACAACGTTGACGCGATCGCCGGGAGCGCGGAGAACGCCGGGCAGAACGTCAACAACTGGGCCCTGATCCAGCACAACTTCAACTTCCAGCTCGGCCAGGCCGGCCAGGCCGTTATGGCCATGGCCCGGTCCTTCGGGTCGGCGCTGCTGCCCGCCGCCACAGCGGTCATGCACGTCGTAGCGTCGTTCGCGTCGCTGATCGCACACAACACGATCGCCTGCAACGCCCTCGCCGTGGTGGTCGGCGTGCTGCTGGCCGGGGCCCTTGAAAAGGGGCTCGTTAAGGGCCTCAAGCTAGGCACCTCCGGCATCAAGGACATGGTCAGCAGCGGCGGGGACCTGATCGGGTTCTTCCGCGGCGCCGACGGCGAAGCGTCTGAGTTCAGCCAGATGCTCAGCAAGATCGGCTCCGTCGCCTCCTCAGCCTGGAACGGCCTGACCGGCCTGTTCACCGGGTCGGCTGACGCGACGGAAGCCCAGGCTGCCGCATCGGACGCTGCCGCGGCCGCGATGGAGGGGCAGGCCGCGGCAGCCGACGGGCTGGCCGCGGCGACCGACGCCCAGGAAGCCGCCACCGATGGTGCCACCGCCGCCCAGACCGGGCTCGACGTCGCCATGGACGCCAACCCGATCGGGTTGATCGTCCTCGCGGTCGCGGCGCTCGTGGCCGGCCTGGTACTGCTGGCCACCCACATCGACTGGGTAATCGCTCACTGGAAGCTGCTCGCCACCGTCGGCGCCTCGGTGCTGTTCGGGCCTTTCGGCACAGCGGTCATGCTGCTGATAGACAATTTCGGCCGCGTAGAGAAAGCCGCAGACAGCCTCTGGCATGACATCACAAGGATTTTCAGCGGGATCGCAGCCGATTTCCAGCCGGCCGTGTCAGCCGCCGAAAACTTCGGGCACCGGGTCGCCAGCACCTGGGACAGCGCCGTTTCCGACGCCCGGCGTATCTGGGATGATTTCACCGGCTGGCTTAAGCAGCAGCTATCCGTCTTGACGCAATTCTGGGCTCAGCACGGCCAGGAAATCGAAGAGGTCGCCCGCGTCGTCTGGTCGGCGGTATCCCTGTGGGCCAAGGTCAACATGGCCATCATCGCGGCCGTGGTGAAAGCTGGCTGGGCGGTCGTAAGCACCGTATTCAGGGTAGCCGCAGACCTGATCGTGACCACCGTGAAAATCATGATGGCCATCATAGGCTCCGCGATCACGGTCGGGATGGCAGCAATAAAGGCCACCTGGGGTGTGATCTGGGCGATAATCTCCAACACTGTCGAAACCACCTGGTCGATTATCGGTGAGACCATTCACCAGGCTCTCCAGCTTATTACCGGGATTATCGGCATCGCCCTCGACTTGATCACCGGGCATTGGTCGCAGGCGTGGCATGACCTGGTGACACTAGCGTCTCAGCAATTCCACGACGTGGTGTCAGTCATCAAGACCATCGCATCCGGGTTCGGCAACCTGCTGTGGTCGGCTGGTGAGGCGCTGATCCACGGCCTGATCGGCGGCATGAAGGCGATGGTCGGCGCGGCGATCAGCGCCGTGAAGAGCGTGGGTTCCAGCATCGTCCACGGCGCCGAGAGCATCCTCGGGATCCACTCGCCGTCGCGGGTGTTCTACCAGCACGGGCAAATGATCGTCGCCGGGCTGATCGCGGGCATGGACGACGGGCACGGCGCGGTCACCGCCGCTGCGGCCAGGCTGGCCGCGGCGACCCAGTCGCCGATGCTGGCCAGCCGCCAGATCGCCGCTCTCGCAGTCGGCGGCGACGGCGCCTACGCGGCCCCGCTGGCCGCTGCGGCTGGTGGTGGCGTGGTGCTGAACGTGAACGTCCATGTGCAGTACGGGTTCGTCGGCACCGAGCAGCAGCTCGCCGACGCACTGTTCCCGATCATCCAGCGGGCCACGTTGGACCACGGCCTCTACAACGGCACGACCGGTCTCCAGCTAGCCGGCCGCTAACCCCTCCCTCTCCCCGCCGCTCCCTACCTCGCCCCCGAGGAGTTCCGTCATGCCCAATGGCCGCGTGTACACGGTGGATTCCGGTCAGATCGCAGTCGCGGTCAACACACAGACGCCGCTGCTGATGGTCGCCACCAACTCCACGACCAACCTCTACATTCAGGCGCTCCGGGTGGGAGTCGCGTCCGGTTCGTCGGGTGCCAGCTACGTCCAGAACGGCACCGTCCAGCCATACCTGGCCAGGGCATCGAACACACCCTCCGGCGGGACCACCATCACCCCGACCTCGCACCGGGCCAGCGGCCAGGCATGCAACAGCACGTGGACGATCGGGTCCTGGTCAACAGCCCCCACCTGCCCAACGCCGACAGCCGGGGGCGTGCTGTGGGGTGTGCCGTTCGCGTTGACCGCCGGGGCCAACTGGGGCGAGTGGGTGACCCCCCAGTCGGAGTGGGAGATCGGGCCGTCCTCGTGGGGGGCGTTCTTCGTCACCTGCAGCTCTGCGCCGACGAACGCCTACTTCGCTGTCGAGATGGTGTTCACCGAGTAACCAGCCCGGCCGGATCCACCAGAAGAGGCGACGGGGGGGCTGATGGGATTCAGCACCCCCGTCCTGCTCGCGGGGACCGCGGTCGCGGCGGGCGGGAGCGCCTCAACCACGCTGACCGTCGGCACGGCCAGCCCGGCCGGTGTCACCACGGCGATTTTCGTCGTGATGAGTTCCAACGGGGCACCCGGGGACCTGCCCGCCACGGTGAACCCGGTCATCGACACCCAAGGCAACGCCTACCAGCTCTTCACGTCACAAACGTCGGCGTCGAACTCGCGCGGCCAATGGGTGTACCTGGCCCTGAACGCGACCCCGCTGGCCACCACCGACACGATCACCTGCACCTGGGCCGGCACCGCGACGACACACGGGGCCGTCGCTGTCGCACTCCCCGGTGTGGCCGCCGCGGCTGCGGTAGACCAGCTCTTCACCCCGGCGTTCGCTAACAGCACAAAGCCGTTCGCGGTCACCCCCGGCGGTCTCGGCTGGAGCACCGAACTGGCGATCGCGGTCGAGGTCAACCGCGGCACCTCCGGCGCGCCGACCTGGAGCACCGGCTGGAACGTCCTCGACACGGTCGGCTCGGGGACCAGCTTCTACACGTCGGTCGCCTACCAGTTCACCAGCCGGCTGGACGAACCCATCGCGGCGTCGGCCACCCTCGGCGGCGCCGTGGCCTGGTCGATGACCGGCCTGACCCTGCTCCCGGCCGCCTACATGGTTGGCAGCGACCAGATCGCTTCCGGTACCAGCATGACGGTTCCGGTCACCACCCCCAGCGCAGTGGGCGACACGCTCGTCTTGGGGGTCGGCTGCTCCGGCCACGGCGTCATCACCGGCGTCACCGACACCCAAGGCAACGAGTGGCAACTCGGCCCGTTCAACGTAGACACCGGCGGCGGGGCCGGCCTCCAGGCCGCGTCCAGCGCCTACGCGCCCGGTGCGACCCCGCTCGGCACCAGCGACTCAGTCCTCGTCCAGATCAGCGGATCAGATGGCTCCAAGACCGGGTTCGTGATGGCCGTCCCGGGCGCGGACCCGACAGCACCGCTCGACCAGCAAGCCGGCACCGGCAGCAGCAGCGGCAGCGGCACCCCGTCGATCACCACGGGGGGCCTCGCCCGGACTGTCGAGATCGCGGTCGCGATCGAGACGAACGCGCAGACCGGCGGCCCGATCGCCTGGGCGGCGGGCTGGACGGACGCCACCCTGCAGAACCCGACCCGCGGCGAATACACGGCGATCGCCTACATGCCCACCGGCAGCCAGGCGCCGATCACCCCCTCGGGCACGATCACCTCTACGACATGGTCGATGCTGGTGCTCACCTTCATGCCGGAGGTGCCCGCCACCGCGACGGCGCTGACCCGCCCAGTGCAGGCCGTTCTGGAACCAGCCACAGCCCGGGGTCGCGTGTGGGCCACGGCCGGCCCATGGTTCGGCACCGGGCCAGCACCCCGGCGGCGAACCGGCCCGGTCTCCCTGCAGCACCGGCCTGGGGCCGAGGAACGGTACGGCCGCATCCTGCGGTCCGGCGGGTCCGCGCCAGTGACGATGCCCCCGACGGCGGGCCCGGCGATCCGGCCGCCCCGGGGGCCGGTGCCGAACTGGGGCCGGCGGCCGGCTGAGGAACGGTACGGCCGGGTCTGGCAGAACCCGGGCGCGCCGTGGACGCCGCCGCCGATGGTGGACGTCACGCAGGCGTGGACGGGCAGCCGGTCGATCGGGACCGCGTTCGCCTCGGGGGCGCCGACGAGCGCGTCGCTGGACGTGCCGATCGACTCCGACGGCACCGGGTGGCTGATCGCGTTCTGCTCCCAAACCCTCCCCGACGGGTTCCTCGGATCCACGCTCGGCGTCGCGGATGACGTGCACGGCTGCTGGTGCCCGCTCGGCGCACCCAACGGCACCAGCTCGCCAGACGGGTACACGCGCTGCTCGATCTGGGCGCGGCCGATCAACTCGGCGAGCGCGTACACGTACCCGCAGACCAGCCACGTGTACGTGTACCCGACCGGCACAGCCGGTCAGCCTGTCTACCCGGCTGTGATCGGCTGCACGGTCATCGAGGTCACCGGCATGTCGCCCTACCTGGGGCTCCCGGCCGTGGTGACCGCGAGCGGCAACGACGTGTCGGCGGTGTCAGCGGATGCGGGTGCCCCGATCTCAACCGCGCTCCAGGTGGCCGTGGCCGCCTCCGACGGTGCCCCGTTCACCGCCGGGCCCGGCGAAGGTTGGCAGTCCCTGCCCGGCATCCGGGTGGACAACGGCGACCCGGTCATGCTCAGCACGTCGGTCGCCTGGCAGATGTCCGGTGCGGAAGCGCCATGCGCCTGGCGCACCGGCACGTCGCTGGCGGACCTGTCCGCGTGCGTGGCTGTCATCCTCGTCGATGTCGCCGCCCCACCGCAGCCGAACCCGAACTGGCCGTACACCGAACTGCTGTTCGGGTTCGGCTCCGGAGCGAACACGCCGCTGGACGAGATCGCCTGGACCGACCTGACCTCCCGGCTCGAAGGTGCGACCGAGACGTCAGCGACCCGCGGCAAGCAGTACCAGCTCGACCAGACGCAGGCCGGGCAGGTCGGCCTCACCCTGGACAACAAGGACTCCTACCTGAGCCCGGACAACACCGACTCGCCGTACTACCCGCTGATGGTCGCAGACACGCCGGTCATGCTGCAGATGACGTGGGAAGGCCGCACCTACCGGCAGTTCACCGGCTACGTCGCCCGGATCCCGCAGTCCTGGAACAGCAGCACCCGCCGCGGCCTGGCCCAGCTCACGATCGTCGACTCGTGGAGCCTGCTCAACGCGCAGCTCAACTCGTGCCAGCAGTCCGAAATCCTGACGAGCCAGCCGGCCTACTACTGGACGCTCGGCGACGCCGCCGGGTCCGCGTACGGGCAGAACGCGGCGCCGGGCAATACGGTGCCGCTGCAGGTGGCCGTGAGCAAGGGCGGACCGGGGGGCGCGACGGCGGCGTTCGGCGCCGACTCGGGTCTCAACCCGGGCGACCCTGACGCGACCGTGTTCTCGCAGACTGGGCTGACCGAGTTCGGCGCCGGGTACGTGCTGGCCTGCCAGGACGGTGGGTTCCCGTCGTTGTCCGGCGACGGGATGACCATCATGGGGTGGTTCAACCCGGTCGCTCCCACGATCACCGAGGCCACGATCAGCAACGGCTCGGCGGTGTGGCATTCGGGGAGCACGTCGTTCAGCAACGGGCAGATCGTCACCCTGTTCACCGGGCCCGGTGCGGGCAGCATCCCGAGTGGGTTCACCTCCGGAAACCAGTACCACGTGGTCGCCTCTGGCGGGTCCACGTGGGGCCTGGCCACAACCCCCGGAGGGTCGGCGATCACCGCCGGCAGCAACGGCGACTGTGACGTGTGGACTGGTCAGCCGGTCAGCGAAAACCCGTACCTGATGAAGGGCGCCAACTCGGCGATCGGCAACACGTTCGCCCTGATGTTCGGGTTCATCCAGGGGTACACGCCGGGTGGCCTGTACCTGCGCACCTACGACAAAGAGACCAGGCAGGCGACCAACACCCTCGTCAACGACGGCAACTGGCTCTCCGCGGGCAACACGCACTTCGCCCTGCTGCTCACCGAGGGCACCTGGCAGGTCGTCATCGAGGGTGGCGCCTCGGCAGGTTTCAGCGGCGAATGCAACCTGCCTGATTCGATCCAGTGGCTGTCGTTCCTCGGCTCCGCGGACCGGTTCTACACCGGCGGGATGTTCAATAGCGAGGTCGCTCACCTGGCGGTGTTCCCGCGGCTGCTGACCGCTGACCGGATCGCGCAGATCGTCAACGCCGGCTACCCCACCGCGGACGGTGGCCAGTTCCCCGAACCGGCGAACCAGCGAATCGAACGGCTCCTCGGCTACGGCGGCTGGACCGGCCCACGGGCTCTCTCCACTGCTTCGCCGATGCTGATGGCGCCGATCAGCGATATCCAGGGTTCACCCGGGTTTGTCAGCGCCTCCGGGCAGGTGTCAGCGTCTGGCGGCCAGCAGGCCTCCCAGGCGGTGTCGAACATCGTCGTCTCCGACAACGGCATGGACTACGTGGACGGCCACGGGGTGCAGTGCTTCATCTCCCGCATCGACCTGTACGGCCAGCAGCCGGTGTGGTTCCTCGGCGAGAACACCACCAGCGGCGAGTACCCGGTCGAGGCGGATATCACGTTCGGGTACGACAAGGCCCAGTTGGCGAACGTGGCCGAGCTCACCCCGTCCACGGGCAACGGAACCCCAGTGATCGCGCAAAACGACGACAGCGTCGAGCAGCACTCGGCCACGCCATACAGCGCGACCGTCTACCAGGACGACCTGAACGACACGATCGACGAGGCGAACTGGATCGTCAACGTGAAAGGCGACCCGGCGACCCGCCTCGAGGTGGGCACGGTCAACGCTGCGGCTAACAGCACCAACTGGCCGTTCGTCCTCGGTGTGGAGCCTGGCCAGATCATGCAGGGGACCCGGCGGCCGGTGACGGCGAGCCAGCCGACGAGCGTCGTCGCGATCATCGCCCAGGTGAAACGCAGCTTCAACTTCAAGGCTGGGACGGCCAGCGCGCAGGTGGTCACCGACACCTTCCCCGAGGGGGAGGTGCTGATCGCAGGCGATCCGGTATATGGCCAGCTCAATGGACTAAATCAGCTTCCGTGGTAGCGGGGGGAGGCCCGGATGCCTTTCCCGCCTTACCCGGTGCCGCCCGCGCCGGTCACCTGGATCGACGGGCCCGTGTTCACCAGCCTCCTGCGGAATGACGTCGCCAACGCTGTCGCGTTCCTGGCCAACCGGCCGTCTTTCCAGGCGACATGCACCACCGGCCCTGCGGTCGGGGGCGGCTACAGCCCGAACGGCGTAGCGCTCGACACGGAGGTCTACGACACGTGGGCCGGGCACTGGCAGCCCACCGACCCCGTGTTCTGGTACGCCACCCAGCCCGGCACCCTCGGCTACTACCTCGCCGAGGGCTACGTGCCGTTCGGTTACGCCCTGAGCAGCACGGCGCTGTTTTCGGCCGGCATCCAGTACGGCGCCCCGAACAGCGGCGGAGGCGGGTCGCTCACCACGACGTGGGGCGAGACCCACCCGGTCGGCAACGGCCACTACCCCGGGCCGTGCGTGGTTGATCTCGTGCCGTTGACCGTGTCCGGGGCGATCGCCGGGCTTGGGTCGGCGGTGGGCATGTGGTGCGCCCAGAACTCCGGCAGCCCGGTCAACCTGCTGACTCCGTCGAACATCACCGGGGCGCCGCGGCTGTCGCTGCGGTGGGCGTGCGCCCTGACCGGTGTCGCGGGCCTGCCGGTCCCGGCCAACCCCGCGTGGCCGACGCCGCCGGACTACATCGACCCTGGTAGCTGGCTCAACCCGAACATCCGCGACACGATCGACTACCTCGTCTACCCGCCGACCGCCCGCCTGTTCTACGAGGCCGGGGTCGCGAAAATGCCGACCGGGTCGTTCCCGGCAGGCAGTGTGGTCCCGCTCGATACGCCGACGTTCGACAACTACGGCGGGTATGTGAAGAACGGCTGGACAGCGCCGGTCAATGGCGTCTACTACCTGCACGGCCAGGTCTCTTTCGGCGCCGCATCAGGCTCCGGGAACTACTCCGCCGGACTGCAGGTGGCCGGGGGCACTCCCCAGTGGGGGAAGGCGATCCGCGGCCCCGCCTCGTCGCCGGGGCTGTGCGTGTCAGTGACCAAGCAGCTCCGGCTCACCGCCGGGCAGACAGTGCAACTCGTGGGTGCCCAGTCCACCGGGGCGAACGTGCTGCTGACCAACCCGGGCGCCAACACCGGCCCCCAGTCGAAGCTCATCGCCGTTTGGGAGTCCGCGTAGGGGGGGTGGATGGGTTGATGCCTGACTACAGCGACGACATGGCACCGGGCAGGGGCGGCCGCCGGGCGGCCGTCCGGCGTGCGGCTGCGGCTGCCCGGCGGGCACCGCGTGCCGCCCTCTATACCGTCGGGCAGGCAATGGGCCCCGTGATCCCTCCCGATAACCGCTCGGAAGGCGACACGGGGCATGTCGAGGACCACAATGGCATCGCCGCCATCCTGGCGTTGCTGACCGGCACCGCCCCCGGCACCGCGCCGAACCTCGTGGCCGCCTTGCAGGCCCTCACCGGCGGCACACCCACCCAAGGGCAGGTGCTGCTCGGCACGACGGCGGGCGCGGCCGGGTGGAATCAGCCGGCGCGCATCCTCGTCCCGCCATCCGGCGACACGTCCGGGGTCGCCGACACCGCGAACCTGACTGCGGCCTACGCGCTGTACGGCAGCAGCGCCAGCGTTGACCTGTGCGCCGGGGTCTACTACCTCAAGAGCGTCAGCCTGGACAACAGCCAGTCGCTGCGCGGCACCGGGTCGAACACTGTCATCAACGGCGTCACCGCCGGGCCGACGCTGTCCTGGCACGGCAGCAAGTCGGGCGCGGCGTGGGGCACCAACACCAGCGACTTCTCCGGCGAGATGTCGCACTTCGAGCTCGTCGGGCCCGGCTCGTCAGTGCACAACGCCATCGGCCTGGACGTAGGCGACGGAATCGACTTCGACCTGCGGCATGTCAGCATCCACAACTACTGCGGCATCGGCGGCATCGGCCTGCACATCAACAACAGCTACAACGCGTTCTTCACCGAGAGGTCGCATTTCTCGGCGTGGATCCAGAACTGCGCGACCTGCGTGGTCCACGACGTCACCAGTTCGGCCCAGTGGAGCCAGGAATTCAACATCTTCGACTTCGTGATCCAGATGCGCTGCACCGACGACGGCGCACCCACCAACCAGAACGGCGTGCTGATGCAGGGCGGCGCGTGGCTGCGCAACGGCGAGATGCGGCTCCGGGGGAACTGCTCCACGTCGGCCACCCAGTCCGGCTCGACCGGCGGCAACGGTGCATCGGTGCTGTCCCTCCAGGGGGGCAGCGCCAGCAACTACTACAGCCACATCTCGAACTCCTGGCTGGGCGTCCAGATCGAATCAGACAACAGCCGGACCTACGGGCCCACCACGGTCAACATGGGCACGAACAACTTCATCAGCCAGAGCGCAGGCATCCTGTCATTCAACGGCAACTTCGGCCCAGCGATCGGCTCCGGCGGCGGCAACTTCCAGATCGGCGCCCCAATCTTCGGCGACAGCACGCTAGTCAGTAACAACAGCAAGCCCACCGGCTGGCTGTGAATGTCGGTATTCAGCGATGTTTTCGACGACACCTTCGGCGGGGAAGCGGCGCCGAGCCAGCCGGTCATCATCCCGACTTTTGATGCCGGATACGCGCCGGGGCCCGGTGATTTCGACGACTGGATACAGGGCCCGTTCGCGTTCCTCACAACCAGGGTCGTGTTCCGCGCCACCCTGAACAGCCACGCGGCCAACCTGCCCGCCGGGGACGCCACGCTCATCCCGTTCGACACTGTGCTTGAGGACCCCTTCGAGGGGTGGAACGCGTCCGAGTCGGTGTGGACGTGCCCGGCTGACATGTCCGGCACCTACCTGGTTTCCCTGACCGGTGCAGCGCAGGGCGCGACCAACACGGGCACGACGATGCGGCCCCTAGTCGCCGTCAACGGCACCCCAGGGCCCGTGGTGGGCATCGGGTGGGCCCCGTCGAACCAGATCGGCCTGATCTCCGGGTCGGTGCCGGTGCAGTTGTTCGGCGGTCAGGACTCGGTCTCCGGCTACCTGTACTGGGCCGGCCCGGGCAACGGGCAGATGAACACCGGCAGCGGCAAGAACTGCACTATCGAAATCTCCTGGTACTCGCTTTGATCCGCGCCCCGCCTGGGGCCGCCGCCTTACTGGACCCTCGGGGGGTGCGCGGATGCTCAATTACGTCACGCTTATCGGGACCTACCCTGCCGCCGGGTACGACGGGCCGATCCAGGACGCGCCCCCGCTGTCGGGGTCGGTGATGTTCGTCCCGAGCGCCCCACTGTCCAGCACGGCCGTGCACGAGTCGTTCCGCGCACAGCCGGTCGCCGCCGAACTGGTCAACGGCCAGTTCACTGTGGAGCTGCTCGCCACCGACAACTCGACCATCGCCCCAGAGGGCTGGGGATGGACGATCACCGAGTCGATCGGTGACCTCCCGGCGTCGCAATGGTCGTTCTTCCTGCCCTACACGGGCGGCGTGACCCAGTACCTGGACGAGATCACGCCTACCGGCGACGTGATCCCGCTGGTGGCGTACATGCTGGTGACCGGCGCCGACATGACCGGGCCGCTCACCCTCGGCGCCGGGCTGATCATCCCGGCAGGTGCCGCGGCCGGCCTGGTGTGGACGTCGGAGGACACCTCGGGCGCCGGGGCGTGGCAGGCGGTAGACGCCGACCCGGCCGGGGCCGCAGCGGAAGCCCAGGAGGCCGCCGAGGCCTTCGCTGCCGAAACGTTCGTCCCGCTGTCGCTGGTCGGGGCGGACAGCGGTGTGGCGCCACTCGACGGCAGCAAACTCGTCCCGTCAGCGAACCTCCCAACGGCCAGCGCCGAGACTCAAGGCGCGATCCTCCTGCCCGTTCCGCTTACCGCAGGCGGCACCGGAGCCACGACGGCAGCCGGGGCCAGGACCGCGCTGGGTCTCGGCACCGCGGCCACTCAGGCGGCGTCGTCCTTCGACGCGGCAGGCGCCGCCGGCGACGCCCAGACAGCGGCGGAGGAGTACGCGGCCGGGCTGCAGCCGACCGCGGAAACCCCGCAAGCGCTCATCGTCGGCGGCACCGGCGTATCCGCGACGTCCGGCACGGAGCTGCTGACCGAGCTCGGGGCCGGTTCTGCCGCCTTCGAGCCCACGTCAGCGTTCGACCCGGCCGGGGCAGCGGGAGAAGCTCAGGAAGCGGCTGAGGCCGCATCTCTCCCGCTCGATGGTGGCACCATGACCGGCCCGGTCAACATGGGCGGCAACAAGATCACAAACGCCGGGGACGGCAGCGCTGCTCAGGATGTCGTCGCCTTCGGCCAGCTCGGCACCGCCGCGTTCCAGTCCTCCAGCGCGTTCGACGCGGCAGGCGCCGCCGGCAACGCCCAGTCAGCAGCCCAAAGCTTCGCCACCACCGCAGTCGGCGCCGAGACGACGCGGGCTCTGGAGGCAGAGGCGCTGCTGGCTCCGCTGGCCAGCCCAGCACTGACGGGGACACCGACCGCGCCGACGCCCACCGGCTCGCCCAGCGCGACGCAGCTCGCGACGGTCGGCTATGTGATGGCCATCGCCCAGGGCCTGGACACCAAGCCATCCGTCAGCGCCCTGGCCGCGGGAAACATCACCCTGTCGGGCACGCAGACCGTTGACGGAGTAGCGCTGACGGCCGGGATGCGCTGCCTAGCCGCCGGGCAGTCCACCGCCTCACAGAACGGCCTGTGGGTGGTCGCGGCCGGCGCCTGGACGCGGCCAGCCGACTTCGCCTCCGGCTCATCACAGCAGGGCTCGTTCGTTTTCGTCGAGGCCGGGAACACCTACGGGTCCTCGGGCTGGGCCATGTCCGGCAACGCCGCGGTCACTGTGGACGCCACCGCCGAGACCTGGACACAGTTCTCCGGCGCCGGTGAGATCGCGGCCGGGACAGGGCTCACCAAGCTGGGGAACACGCTCAGTGTCACCGCAGGGACGTTCATCCTGCTGAGCGCGGCGGGCGCAGCGGGTGGCGTGGCCACCCTAGGCGGCGGCGGGACAGTACCCACGTCGCAGCTTCCGACGGCGACGACAGGCGCGCAGGGCGCGGTGCAGTTCGACGGCACGGCCACCGATATCCAGCCGGCCGGCCCACAGGCGGCTGGGAGTTCTGGCCTGGCCGCTGATGCCAAGCATGTCCACTTCGCATCAGGGATGCTGCTGCGCGCACCCACGGTGTACGCGCCCAGCCCCTCGGCGGTCAACCTCACCACGACGAGCGCAACGTTCTCCGCGATCAGTTCCGGCACCGTCTCCACCGGCTCGTTCACAGCACCCGCCTCCGGCGAGGTGCTGGTCGAGGTTCAGCTCTTCATCAAGAACTCCGCCTCCGGCAACGTGGCGTTTGCGCTGGCGGCCATCGGCGGCATCTCGCCGCTGGTAGGCGACAGCGTCCAGTTCACCCAGGGCACCTCGGTCACTCAGGTGCTGCTGAAGTTCCCGGTGACCTCGCTGACCCCGGGCCAGTCCTACAACTTCGACGTCCTGTTCGCGGTGACCGGCAGCAGCACGCTGACCGTGACCGCGTTCGGCCAGACCGCAACCACGATCACCAGCGGCAACGCTGGCGGCCCGGCCGTCATCACCACGGTGGCGGTCTGACATGGGGATCGATTCGACGCTGGTCACCGTCCTGATCAACGCAGGCACCGCGGGCGTCGTCGTGATCCTGATGCTCCTCGGATGGCTTGTGCCGCGGTGGGTGCACAACGACCTCCGCGAGCGGCTCCAGCTCAAAGAGGAAGAGTGCACGGCCGAGCGTGAACGGGCCGACGCCGCCGTCGCGGCCGCGCAGGGCGCACGGGACGTCATGGCCGCCGTGCAACTGGGCCTCCAGATGGCCCACGGTGACGGCAGCCCCCGCGAGATCGCTCCCGGGGGGTCTGCGCTGTGACCCCGAAGGATGCACTCCGGAATCTGCTGGCGTTCGTGTTGCCCTGGCCGGTGCGGCACCAGCGGAAGGCCGCGATCGCACAGGCACGCGCCGCCCGGGATGCCGCACGCCGGAAGGCTCTCCACGCCGCCAAGATCCGCAGCGACATCACGCGCATCGTCGCCGACAATCACTTCGCGCAGCGGACGCATGATGCCTTCCGGGGCTATCCGGAAGCCCGGTAGGGGGGACCGTTGACGCAGCTCCAGCTCATCGCCGACCTCGGTGACGACCTCGTCATGACGGCCTTCTTCGCCGCCCTGCTGTTCATCGTGAGCTACACGGCGATGGCTCCGTGGTGGCGGACCCAGATCGGCATCAGCCTGATCGTCGTAGACACCGGCCTCGTCCTGGCGCTCGGCCCGTCGGTCCTGCACCGCATGTTCGGGCTCTCCCTGGCCGACCAGGTCTGGTACGGCTGGTACTTCTGCGCGTCGCTCACCCTCGTCGCTGCCGGGGTTCTCTGGCGGACCGCCGTCATGGTCAGGGACAACTGGGACAACCCCCGGATGCTCCGCTTCCGCGTGTGGCTGAGTTCTGAGGCAGCGTACGTGCGGGCGTTGCTGGCGAGCCGCTGATGAGCGCGCTGCGCCGGGTGACACCTGGCCTGCGCGCCGCCGTGTTCGCCGGGGCGTTCGCGATGAGCGCCGCGATCGGCCTCGCGCTCGCGATCTGGGGGCACGCGTCGATCGTGCTCGAGGTCGCGATCCTGCTGGCTCTGTCCCAAGCGGTCACCCTGTGCGCAGCCGAATGGCTGTCGCCGAGCCCGAACGGTCTCGGCGCGTCCGCAATGCTCGGCGGCTCCGCCGGGGCGGGGATGCTCGCGCCCGCGCTGCCGTACCAGTTCGCGTCGGGCCTGACCGCCGAGTGGCTGAGCATCAGTGTCGCCGTGATCCTGACCGGCGCCATGACCTACCTCGAAGCCCGCGACCCGGCGAAGACCTGGCACCGGACCGCAGCGCAAACCTACGGCGTCACCACGGGAGTGTTCCTGCTGGTCCTCGCCGCCGCCTGGATAGTCAAAGGGAGGCTCTGACGTGGCCACTGGCACACACACCGAACGTGAAGACCATCCGTGGGAGGTGGACATCCCCGACCACCCGGCCCGGACCGAAAGCGAAGGGTTCCGGCGGTCCAAGACCACCGCCCACAAGATCATCGCCACTGTCCGCGGGGGCCTGCTGGCGTTCCTCGCCAGGGGGGACCGGTGACCGGCCAGCCGGCGCCGATGCAGGCGCATCACGCCGGGTCACTGTGGGTCCACGACGGCGACGGCTGGTTCATGGTCCTCAACCTGGCCGGCGTCGAATGGTCAGCCCAGTTCGCGGCCGACCCGGCCAAGGTGGACCAGCTCCGGAAGAACGCGCAGCGTCTGTACGCCAGGTTCCCCGAGACGATCACCGAGCTGGAGCGGCTGGGTTACAGCGAGGCCCGGACGATCCTCGGCACCCCGATCACCGACCATGCGGGTGTCGCCCGCTGGACCGACAGCATCTACAACTCGTGCGTGATGCTGTCACCCGGCCTGCACCAGGGGATCGTGTCCGACCGGAACCCGGATGTCGGCGGCTGGCACCACTACCCCAAGAGCATCTGGGACCAGCAGGTCACCATGCACGCCGACTTCCAGCTCTGGGTCATGGACGACGAAGGGCGCCGCGCTGCGGTCGCGCCGGTCGCGCCTCGTGGCTCCGGTGACGCCCGGGTCCATGTCGTGTGGGCCGAACCCGGGTCGCAACTGCACCTGGACATGCTGGCCTCCCACGCGGCCGGTCACCTGCACATCCTCGGCGAAACCCACCCGGCCGCCCGGGCTGCGTTCGCGAAGCAAACCCCCGCCGCGGGATGAACTTCCACCGGCTCCGCTCCCCGGCGATCCTCGGCAGCGCCGACGGCCTCGGCATCGTCATGGGCCTGATCGCTGGCCTCGTCGTGTCGCGCCAGTCCGCGTCGGCGCTCTGGCACGCCGCTCTGTGCGGGGGCCTGGCCGAGCTCGTGTCGATGGCAGCGGCGCAGCGGCAGGCCGACTCGGCCGGAGGCTGGCCAGGGGCGATTATCTGCGGCATCGCGTCCGCGCTGGGCTGCATCATTCCCGCGGTGCCGTACCTGGTCACCAGCGGGACAGCGGCGCTGATCCCGGCCTTGGCCCTCGTCGCCGGGGTGTGTGCGGTGGTGACGTGGCTCCGGCCCGAACGGGGCTGGAAGGCGGCAGCGCAGACATTCGGCCTGACGTTGCTAGCCGGCGCGCTTTGCGCCGCGGTGGCGCTGGCCTGAACGGGCCGGCTGACGGAGGTCAGGCTATGGGCATCCCGTTGTTCGTTGCAGAGCCGACCGGCGCTTGCCGCTTGTCGCTGCGACGGTTCCGGCACCGCGAAGATGGCGCCGGGCACTCGCATGACGCGTCCGTCGTGATCGACGAGGACGCCCCGGTCACCCCGGACCGCCCGGACGGCACTAAGCCGGTCACCGACGGCCGTGTGCCGCATGACGACCCGCGCTGGCCGGCCTGCTGTGAGTGTGGTGAGGCCTTCCAGGGCGACGACGTGTGGCAGGTCAACGAACTCGACTGGTATGAGGGCAATGGGCAGCGGTTCGCGTGGGGGATCGGTTCCTGGGATGGGCCGCCGGGGGCGATGGTCCGGGTGCCGTGGCGTGACAATCCTGGCCGGCCGCCGGCGTGGCTCGTGTTCCTGCCGAACGGCACCTGGTGGTGCACGAACGACCGGGCGGTAAGGGACGAGGGGAACCGGCTCGGCCCGTACTGGACCATCACCGGTACAGCGCCGCAGATCACCGTGAGCCCGAGCATCGACGACCGGAGCCCGTCCCGGCCGTGGCACGGGTGGATCCGCGACGGCGAGTTCGTGAACGCATGACCGCGAAGCGACGTTCGGGCGAGCTCACCACGACCGAGATTTATCACCTCGACGTGGCCTGCCGCCCGATCCACACAGCGTTCGGCGGACCGCCCTACCTTGTCGGCACCGCGGGTGTCGGCGGAGCGGCCACCTACCGGGACGTTGATGTCCGGCTCATGCTCGACGACGAGCAGTTCGCATTGGCATGTCCCGACCGTGCCCGGTGGGAGTTGCTGTGTCTCGCGATCAGCACCTACCTCCAGCAGAGGACCGGCCTGCCGATCGACTTCCAGATACAGCGCACCCGGGAAGCAAACGAGCGCTTCCGCGGGCCACGCAACCCGCTCGGCATGGGCCGCATCTTCGCCGGCGGTGGAGACGGGACACCCGAATGGGATTCCACATGAGCCACAAGCACCCGGTCAACCGGGAGCTGCTCGACCAGCGGAGCCGGATCGACGTGGCCGTTGACCGGTTCGTCGTGTTCTTCGGCAGCCTCAAGTTCATCGCCTGGATGACAGTGATGATCATCTGCTGGATCGCGTTCAACACCCTGGCCTTGACCGGGACGCTGCACTTCGACCGGTACCCGTTCATCCTGCTCAACCTGCTGTTTTCCACGCAGGCCAGCTACGCCGCGCCGCTGATCCTCCTGTCACAGAACCGGGCGGCCGAACACGACCGGCTCACAGCCGAACACGACTACGAGACCAACGCGGCCGCGCTCGCGGCAATCCAGGCCATCCAGCGGCATCTCGGCATCGAGTAGGAGCACCCCCTCATGCGTCACCGCCTCGTGGCGGCCGTTTCGGCTGCCCTCATCCTCGTCGCGTCGGTTTTCTCCCCAGCCGCCGCCAGCACGCAACCGTTCGAGTTCGGCCTCTACGACCAGGCGATGAGCCACCTCCAGTGGGACACCGACGGGATGCCGGCCCCGCAGATCGCGGTCGGCTACTACGCCTGGGGTGAAGGCTTCCAGGCCGGTTTCGCGCAGACCACCTACAGTCACGGGGCTGAGCCGTTCGTAGAACTCGGGTCCTGGCAATGCACCTGGCTTTGCCCAGACGGGCAGCCCACCTTGGCGAAGATCACCAGCGGCGAGTACGACCAGCCCTACCTGATCCCCTTCGCCAAGGCGATCGCCGCCTACGGGTACCCGGTGCTGATCACCTTCGATCATGAGATGAACGGATGCTGCTGGTACCCGTGGCAGACAAATTACGGGCAGCGGGGCGCCAACCCGCCGGCCTCTTACGTGGCAGCGTGGCAGCACGTCTACAACGTCATCCACCCGCTCGCGCCAAACGCTATGTGGGTGTGGGCGCCCAACAGCGTCCAGCCGGGAAGCGGCCCAGTCGCCGCTTACTGGCCCGGCGTCGCATACGTGGATCAGTGGGGGGTGGACTCCTACCTCACCGCACCAGGCGACACGTACGCGGCCCAGACCGCTCCGACCGTCGCGGCCATCAGGGAACTGACCAGCGCCCCGGGGTTTCTCGCCGAGACCGGTATCGAGCCCGAGCCCGGACGGCCAGCAGCGGTCAAGGCGCTCGCCCGCGCGGCCCGGGCGGACGGCCTGACCGGGCTCGTCTGGTTCGATGAGGGCGGCAGTTTCCTGCATCGGCCCGGGCGTGCCGCGATGGCTGAGGCGCTGCGGTCATGACGCAATCGGCGGAAGGGCAGGACCGCTCCTCTTTCCAGGCGATCTACTCCTGGTCTGGACTCGACTTCGGGTTCGCTAAGGCGACCAACGGCCTCGGCTTGATCGACCCTACGTTTGCCGCGAACTGGGCCAACATCGCCAAGGCGGGTATCCCACGGGGTGCCTACCACGAGCTCACCGCTACCAGCAGCGCGACCGCGCAGGCCGCTTTCTTTGTGGCCACAGTCCGCGGTCAAGGCCTCCGGCCGGGCGACATGCTGGCCGTCGTAGCCAGCGACTACGCCGGGGTCACTGCGGACGACGTCAAGACGTTCTGCGACACCGTCGCCCGGCTCGTCGGCCTCCACAACCCCGTGATCGTCTACACCGACCTGTCGGTCGCCGCGGACCTCGGCAACTGCACCGGCTACCCGCTGTGGGTGTCCTGGCCGGAGAGCACCCCACCACCGTCGGTCCATCCCTGGCCGGCGTGGCATTTCTGGCAGTGGTCCTGGACCCCCGTGGACAAAGACGCGTTCAACGGCACCCCCGCGGCCCTGCGCGTGTGGCTGGCCACCTACACCGGCACGCAGCCCCCCACCACCGAGGAGGACGACGACATGTGCATGCAGCTCACCGGCGCCGACAACACCATTCCCGCTCCGTGGGGGACCGTCCAGGTCAGAATCGGCTGCTCAGCCCCCGAATCGCTGAAGCTCAAGGCCACGGTCGGTTTCCTCGACCACTGGGGGGCCGCGAAGGCCGTCCCGCTGGCCGAAGGCCTGGGCGAGCAGACGATCAAGCTCACCAGCAAGCAGCTCCGGATCGTGCTGCCAAGCAACCTGGACCGCGCACAGTACCCAGTCACGATCACCTTCGACAAGACCGGGTCCTAGCTGCCGTGAACATCCGCGCCATCGCCGAGCGGGTCGCCGCGGTCATCCGCTCGGCCGCCCACGCGCTGAACCCCTTCAAGAGGAGCACTCCCATGTCACAGCCCCCCGTCGTCACGATCGCCGTCGAGTACCCGAACGGCCAGGCCGTGGCCAACCCCGGCGACACCGTCACCGTCACCGAAACCGTCACCGGCTCCAACACGACCGGTCAGAGCTTCCCCATCACCGGGGCAGCCGAGGACGACAAGACCACCGACGACGCGAGCGTCACCGGCGAGATCGTAGTCAACCTGCCGAACCTGCTGTCGGGGTCGGTCAGCGGCCAGACGTCGCAGGGCGCCAACACCAAGTGGGCACTCCAGTCCAGCAAGCAGGCCGGCAACGTCCTGACCAACGTCTACACCGTGACCGCCTGAGCGATGCCCTGGTACCCGGTCGCCGCCGGCGGCGCGGACAAGGCCACCGGCCAGTCCGCGGCCACCACGGGAAACCTGGTGATCGGGCCGGCCCGCACGTTCGGCACAGACGCCCCCAGCCGTGCACAGGTCGCCGCCGACGTGCCGGGCCTGACCACGGCGATCAACTACACCCCGGCGACTGACCCCAACGTCACCAGCGGCATCCCGAACGCCTACCCCGGCCACGGCACCAATCCGTTCCCTGCCGGGGTGATCGGGGTCATGGACTTCGAACCGGACATCCCGAACACGCTGAACGGCTCCCTCGACACGGTGTGGACCGCGCTGCTCACGTCGTGCCCAGCGGGCACCTGCCTGGAGCCCTACCACGAAGCCAACGTTGACCAGGTCAAGTGGAATTACACGGCCGCCGACATCGTGGCCCTCGACACCCATGTGATGGCGCTGCGGGACAAGGTCGCCCCCTGGGTGCTGTACGGCCGGGGCCTGGCCACGCACCCGGTCGAGTTCAACGGCCAGGACCCAACCCCGTTCCTCGCCGCGAAGCCCGATTACGTCGGGATGGACGGCTACCAGCACGACTCCACCAGCCAGACCCCCGACGACGTGTTCGGTGGCACCCTCGCCGCCGCACGGAAGGCCCTGCCGGGCACGCCGGTCCGGATCATCGAAACCAACTCGGCGTTCGACTGCGTGGCCTGGATCAACGCGGTCTGGCCGTGGGTGGTCGCCAACGACGTCGCCGGCCTGCAGACGTTCTGGTCCAGCAGCTGCCCGTGGCAGTCGAGCTACGTCCCGGCGTTCCAGGCCGTTTCCGATGCCATCGCCGCATACCAGTAGCCCCGGAGGTCACCGTGATCACTGAACCGGCCGTCGGCACAATCGGTGTCGTCTCCACCCTGCACGCCGGGACCTGGTTCGACCGGTTCGTCTCCTGGGTGATCCAGTTCGACACCCAAAGCCCGGTCAACCATGCGTTCGTCTATATCGGCCGCGGCCGAATCCTCGAGGCGCGGCCGGGCGGCTCGGGCTTCAACCGGTACGACGCCTACCCGGGCACCCTATGGCTGACTCACATCCAGCCGCCGGGCAGCAGCGCCGCCGAGCAGGAGGCGGTCGCTGAGTCGCTGTGCGGGATTCCGTACGGCTGGCTGGACATCGCCGCGATTGGCATCGCTCAGAAGCGGTGGTCGCCGGAGACGCGGCAACGGTGGCTTGACGGCCGCGAACCGTGGTGGGTGCGCCGCATCGCAACCGATCCGCGGGACGCGATCTGCTCGCAGCTCTGCGACCTGTACTACCTGCATTTCGCCCGGCACCTGTTCAACGACAAGCGGCTGCCGGGCCTGGTGTCGCCGGGTGACCTGCTCACCCTCGACCGGTCACTTGTCCCGGCGCGAACCATCTGACCTGCGGTTACAGAGGCGGTCTTCTACTTCCCCCACCTCGGTTGAGGGACATCCCTTTACTTCGCCATGCCCACCACCAGGAGGACACGCGTGTTCCCAGGCATTACCCCCACCAAGTTCGGTCACCGCCCGGTAGCGCTCACGCTCAACCCGGCCCGCCTGCACCTGCACCAGGGCGGCCCGCTCCGTGAGGTCGAGTGGGAGCCGCCGATCCCGATCCTCGACCAGGAAGACCTGGATACCCAGGGCATCGACACCAGCACGCTGATCGCGGGCGCGCCGAAGGTGAAGGCACTCGGGTCATGCTCCTGCAACGCAGGCACCGCACACCTGGCCGAGCGGGTCGCCGCGGCCACAGGCAGCACCGCGGCGTTCTCGGCACTGACCCTCCAGTCAGCCTCCGGGCCGGTCACCCTTAGCCCGGCCGGCAGCACGACCGACGAGGAATTCGCGATCCTGCTCTACCACTACGTCAATCAGCAGCCCGGCGCCCCAGCCGACTGGCCGCCGACCGACGGCGGCAGCAACGGCGTGTTCGTCTGCTCGGAGTTCGAGAAGCGGGGATGGGCTGCCTCGTACAAGTCCGCGTCGGGCATGGCCAACGTCGCTTCCCTGATCCAGCAGGGCAGCGTGATGATGGGCGGCCCGTACCTGAAGGCGTGGATGGAACCCAACGCGGCCGGGTTCGTAGACGGCGACGGCAGCGTCGAGTCGCTGATGCTGGCCCTCACCGGCGGTGTCGCCGGCGGCCACGAAACCCTGCTGGCCGCGCTGGAGCGGCTGGTGCTGGACGCCGTCGGGAACATTGATCTCGTCAACTCGTGGTTCCGGGTCCGCAACTCCTGGAGCCGCGCGTTCGCGGACAACGGCGAGTACCGGGTCCACCTGTCCACGCTGGGCATGCTCGGCTCGCACTTCGACTTCAAACAGGCCATCGTAAAGACGGCCTGACCAGCGCCCGGCGTGGCGCGGTCCTAGTGTCCGTGACCGCCGGTAGCCTCCCACCCGTAGCCCGTTTCGCCCCCAATCGAGAGGGTCACCCCGCCATGAACACTTCCGCCCCCGCGGCCGACGTCGTCGCCGACGTTGAGCGCGTCCTCGACGGCATCGAAAGCCGCGCCGAGACCATCGTCCAGGACGCCGAGGGATTCCTCGAGCGTCACATCGCCCCCGACGTGGCCCACGTGCTCGCGTTCAGCGAGTCGGCCCTGACCAACGCCGCCGCGTTCCAGGCCGCGGTCGTGCAACTGGTCAACGTGGTCTATCCGAGCGCGACCCCCGAGGTCCAGGAAGCCCTGAACGCGATCCAGGCGGCCGCGAAGGACGGCAACAATCTGGCCGCCGCGTTCCTGGCGTTCCTGGCGTCGAAGGCGCCGAAGTCCAAGACCGAGCCGGTCACCAGCCGGTAGCTTCGCCCGGACCATACAAGCCGGCCCGCCAGGCCCGCTCCGCATCACGCGGGGCTGGGCCTGGCGGGCCGGCTTTTAGCGTGCTCACGCCTCCAAGGGAGCGAGCAGTTCGTAGTCAGGGTCGCCCCCGAGCGCGTCGAGCGCCGTACGGTAGGCGTCGCGCAGCCAGGCGTCGCGGGCGTGGGGACCGCACTGGCCTCCCTCATCCTGGCAGTCCTGGCAATGGTCCTCGGGGCCGCGCTGCTCGATGGCGTCGGCGAGCGCGTACCGGAACAGCAGCCACGTCTCGGGCGGGATCATCCCAGCGCGGGTGCGGGCGAGGAGACTGTTTAGGTGTTCAAGGGTATCGATCGCGTCGTCGATCGCGTCGAAAGCTGGGGCCCGTGTCATGCCACGCGCCTGGGGGTCGCTGCAGCCGCGCAGTCGGAGCACACGAGCGCTGGCCGGCCGTCGGGGAACACGCCGATCTGGACGTGGGGTCCGCGGCGTCGGCAGTTGGGGACGGCGCAGCGCTGACCGGCCTGCTGCGAGCGGGAGAGTCCGGCCGGGTCGATGGTCGGCCACGTGTCGTTCATGCCGCACCGGCCCGTGCGGTTGCGGGGTGCTCGGGCAGCGGGGGCAGGTTCAGATAGGCCAGGATCGCCGAAAGCGGCACCTTGAATGTTCTGCCGACGGGGAGGACGGTGATCGGGAACTCGCCTGCCCGTCGCAGCTCGTAACCGGTTGCCGGGCTGATGCCTATGGCCCGGCTCGCAGTCGGGATGTCGACGCTGGCCGGCAGCTCGTAAATCTCGGCCGCAGTCAAAGGGGGTGCCGCCTTACCGGCCACGCCGGGCCTCCTCTGTTGCTGTGAGCGCGGTGAGTACACGCTGTTGTTCAACACCGTACAACATATTCGTGTGAAATCGTATCAGCCTGTTCACATGAGTCTAATTTTTAAGATCGAGTGTGGATCTGTTTGGAATCGTGCGCTACGGTTTCGTTGGCTGCGCTGGGCGGCAGCGCTGGCCGACCACGGAGGCGACCCGATGCCAGCGAAAGACTCCTACTCGAAACGCTGCAGGTGCCGCGGCGAGGATGGCCGGGAACTCGGGGCGATGTGCCCGAAGCTGCACCGGTCCGACGGCTCTTACAACCCGCGGCACGGAACCTGGTACTACCGGCTGGAACTGCCACCCGGCCCCGGCGGGAAACGCCGGTCGCCGCTGCGAGTGGGCGGCTTCGCGACCCGCGACGACGCCGAGGCCGCCCGGGACGAAGCCAAAGCGAAGCTGGGCGCCGGGGGAGACCCGGCCAACAAGGACAAGACCGGCCCGTACCTGCAGGCGTGGCTGGCAGGCCGGCGGAAGATCAAGCAAACCACCCGGGCCCGGTACGAGACCGTGACCCGGCTGTACCTCGACCCGCTGCTCGGCCACATCCCCCTCGACAAACTCCGGCCCGAAGACGTGGCCGGCATGTTCAACACCATCCGCGAATGGAACGAGGCGTTCGCCCGCGGCGAACCGGTGCGGAAACATCAGCACTACGTCGGGCCCGCGACCATGCAACGCATCCGGGCTGTGCTCCGCGCGGCTCTCAACGCGGCCGGCCCGGCCCGGGTGCCCAACAACCCGGCCCGCGGCCTGGAGATGGACCCCGAGCCGAAGCAGCGCCCCCGGGTCTGGACTCCCGAACGCACAGAAGCGTTCTGGGCCAAGCTCCAGGACCACCTGGCCGAGCACCCGAAAACTGACGGGTTGAAAGCGTGGCGGGCAGCGTGGCGCCGCCCGTACCGGGTGATGGTGTGGACACCCGAGCAAGCCGGCTGGTTCCTGGACTACACCTACGAGCAACGGCACCCGCTGGCCGACATGTTCGAGACCATCCTCGTGACCGGCATCCGCCGCGCCGAGGCGTGCGGGCTGCCGTGGACCGAAGTCGTTCTAGGCGACAAGGCGTCCTTCGATGTGGTGTCCACCAGGGTGACCATCGGGAACAAGGTCGTCCCCGACTCGGTGAAGTCCGACGCCAGCAACCGGACCATCGCGATGGACCCAGGCCTCGGGGCGAAGTTCCGGGCGCTCCGCAAACGGCTGCCAGAGATGCGCCTGGCAGCGGGCAGCGCCTGGGCGGAATCGGGACTCGTGTTCATCCAGGCCGACGGGTCCGGGTGGCACCCCAACCACGTCACGATGGAATTCGCCAGGCTGGCCCACGCGGCCGGGCTGCCGCCGATCACACTGCACGGGCTCCGGCACGCCATGGCCACCTACGCCCTGCTGGCCGGGGTCAAGCCCAAGGTGGTCCAGGAGCGGATGGGGCACACGAATCAGGCGATCACCGATGATACGTATACGTCGGTGCTGACCGAGCTGGACGAGGCCGCGGCCGCGGCGATCGTGGCGACGATCCCACGGCACGGGTCGCGTCCGGATGGACACCCTACGGCCACCCAAAGATCATCCCGGCCGCCCCGAAAGGCTGCCGGAAACGCGTAACACCTGGTCAAGGCGCTACGTCTTGGAGCCGGCGAGGGGAGTCGAACCCCTGACCTACGGTTTACAAGACCGTTGCTCTGCCGTCTGAGCTACACCGGCCGGTTTCGCCGCCGCCATCGTAGCCGAATCCTGACCTTGGACCGTCCTCGCAGGCCAGTGCGGCGCCGCGGGTCAGCGGCCGAGCGTGCCGCGGCGGCGGGCCGTCTCGTACAGCGCGACACCGGCCGCCACGCTGGCGTTCAGCGACTCCGTCACGCCGATCGGGATCCGGACGAGCAGGTCGCACTGCTCGGCGATCAGGCGCGAGAGGCCCCGCCCCTCCGAGCCGACGACCAGCACCAGCGGGCTGTCCGCGATGTCCATGTCGCCGATGTCCGTGCCGCCGCTGGTGGCCAGGCCGACCACGAACAGGCCGTCCTGCTGGTAGCTGGCGAGGGCGCGGGCCAGGTTGGGCGCCTGCGCCACCGGAACCCTGGCCAGCGCGCCCGCCGACGCCTTCCACGCGCCCGCGGTCACGCCTGCGCTGCGCCGCGCGGGAACCACTACCCCGTGACCACCGAACGCCGCGGCCGAACGCGCCACGGCGCCGAGGTTGTGTGGGTCGGTGATCCCGTCGAGCGCCACGATCAGCGGAAGCTGAGCCGCGTCGGCGGCCAGGGCGGTCAGGTCGTCTGGGTGCGCGTACTGGTACGGCCGCACCCGCAGCGCCAGGCCCTGGTGCACCGCGCCCTGGGTCAGCCGGTCCAGTTCGGAGCGGCCGGTCTCCAGCACCGGCAGGCCGGCGTCGGCCGCCAGCTTGATCGCGGCCCGGACCCGGTCGTCGCTCTCGAGCCGGTGCGCGACGTAAAGAGCGGTGCCAGGCACGGCGGCTCGCAGCGCCTCGACCACGGCGTTGCGCCCGGCCACCACCTCGGGCCCATCGGACCGGCGCGGCCAGGCCGCACCCCCGGGCTGGGCGGTGGCCCCGTCGTCGGCCCCGTCGCGGCCGCCGGTCTTGGTCCGCTGGGCGGCCTGCTGGGCGCTGCGTCGCTGCGCCGGGTGCCCCGGCCGCATGTGCGCGGGCGGCGTCGGCCCCTTGCCTTCCAGCTGCCGCTTGCCGTAACCACCGGTGCCAGGACGTGGCCTGCCCTTCTTGCTGACGCCGCCGCGCCCGGCCCTGCCCTGCCCTGACCCGCCCAGCCCTGATCCGCCCAGCCCTGATCCGCCCAGCCCTGATCCGCCGCGGCCGCCACCCTCAGAACCTGTCATCGCTCCAGTTCCCAGCGCGAGCCCTGTGCGGTGTCCTCAACGAGAACCCCGGCGGCCCGCAGGTCGTCTCTGATCGTGTCGGCGGCCTGGTAGTCCTTGCGCTCACGGGCCGCCTGCCGCTGGCCGAGCGCCACCCCGACCAGCGCGTCGATCACGCTGCGCAGGTTGTCGTCGCGCTCGGCCGCGCGCCACTGCTTGTCCAGCGGGTCGAGCCCGAGCACGGCGAGCATGGCCCGCAGCCGGCCGGCCGATGCCGCGACGGCGTCCCGGTCCCCGGCGGCCAGCGCGTTGTTGCCGCCGCGCAGCTCGGTGTGCACGACCGCCAGTGCCTCGGGCAACCCGAGGTCGTCGTTCATCGCGGCCGCGAACGCGGGCGGCAGGTCGCCGGCCCGGACGTCCGTGAGGTCGCCCCAAACTTCGGCCACACTCACGTCGGCGCCACGGGTGAGCTCGGCCGCCCTGGTCACGAACCCTTCGATCCGCCGGTAGGCCGCCACCGCCTCGGCCAGCGCGTCCGGTGAGTACTCCAGCAGCGACCGGTAATGCGCCTGGCTGAGGTAGTAGCGAAGCTCGGCCGGCCGGACCTTGTCGAGCATCTCCCCGACCAGCAGCGAATTGCCCAGCGACTTGCTCATCTTCTCCCCGGCCACCCCGACCAGACCGTTGTGCAGCCAGTAGCGGGCGAACTCGTAGCCGGCCGCCTTGGACTGGGCGATCTCGTTCTCGTGGTGCGGGAACACCAGGTCCAGGCCGCCGCCGTGGATGTCGAAGCTCTCACCCAGGTACTTCATGGCCATGGCCGAGCACTCCAGGTGCCAGCCCGGCCGGCCGGGACCCCACGGCGTCTCCCAGAACGGCTCGCCGGGCTTGGCCCCCTTCCACAGCGCGAAGTCACGGGGATCCCGCTTACCCGGGGAGCCGGAGTCGTCGGCCGCCCGCATTTGCTCGACCCGCTGGCCGGAAAGCTCGCCGTAATGGCGGTAGGAATGGACGTCGAAGTAGACGTCGCCCTCGGCCGGATACGCGTGCCCGAGCTCGATCAGCCGCCGGATCAGCGTGATCATCTCCGGCACATGGCCGGTCGCCCGCGGCTCGACATCGGGCGGCAGGCAGCCAAGCGCGTCGTAAGCCCGGTTGAACGCGCGCTGGTTACGCTCGGCAATCGCCCACCAGGGCACGCCCTCACCGGCGGCCACCTTGAGGATCTTGTCGTCGATATCGGTGACGTTCCGGCAGAACGTGACCTTGTGCCCGGTCGCCCGCAGCCACCGCACCACGATGTCGAAGGTGACGCCCGACCGCAGATGCCCGATGTGCGGTGGCGCCTGGACGGTGGCGCCGCACAGGTAAAGCGACGCGGTCCCGGGCACGAGCGGACGGAACTCCCGGACCGTCCGGGTCGCGGTGTCGTGCAGGCGCAGGTTCAC